CAATCGTTGTATATCTCTTATAGTCCAATTCTCATGTTTGACAGACAATGATAATATAAATAATACTTTTTCTAAATCACTTTGATAATCGTGTTGCAATAATCTCTTCTGCCTTTGGTAGTAATCTAATCCCACAATATCCAATCATGAATGCTATGGCTGGACCCCAAGTCATATCCAAGGCCCAATGTTTCATTATGGGTGGTATAAACCATTCTGCAGCTATCCACCCTACAATAACTGCTAGACCAACATCTTTAATAGCAGTCCAGTTAAAGTTCTTCTTTGTTAATACATTTGTTAAACCACCTACACCGCTTGATAGAATACAACAAGTCTTTGCGCCTAGTGTTTGAATCAACCACTCCATAACTGTTCTCCTTTAAACTGTAACCATATACTATCCAATATTTTTGTTATACACTATTATACCATACTTTAAGTACTTTTGCAAATTAGAAGGTCCAGTAAGTCTTTTTCTTCTCAACTACCTCATCATCATAATGTGGGTCATCAGGGTGTACCATATGCCAAGACTCCTTCATATAGTGTATAGCCATTGTCATGGCATCCACTTGGTCATCGTGGGCTGCATTGGGAAACCTTAGTAATTCTTCAATCAGTTCATCTGACCACTTCTTGTTATTGGGTATCCACATTCTACCAGCTTCTATGATAGGCGAGGCTGCATATACTCTGGATACCTTATCTCTATCTGGATTATATTCCAGTACAGGTAGCCCACCTCTACGCATATCCTGTATAAGTGATTGACCACTGGCCTTCTTCTCCACCATACATACATCTGGCTGGTGTTCATTGTAGAGTTTCTGTGCAAGCTTCCTTAGTTCTGGATATTCAAACCTACCTCTGATGTTTCCCAATAATATCATATGGGGTACAAAATCCTCATACCCTATTTCATCCTGATTGTACATGGAGAAGATACCCCATGTCTGTATGACACTGTAATCAGCCGTGGTCTTGGTAGAAAAAGCAGTATCATAGGTTTGAACTATGAAATCACATGTTGGTGGCTCCTCATATTCCCAATACTTTAGCCATTTCTTCTTTATAATCCCACCTTCTTCTGGTGTAGGGTCTTGCATGTACAAAGCATTCCAGTATCGACTACCATTACTGGCTTTAATCTCGCTTTCATCCATTCTCAGAACTGCATCACTCTTCCACTCTGGAAAATAGCTGGAACCTACAGGGAGTCCCAAGAGTTCTGACGCATCATCGTCCACCCATGCAGGTATTCTGATAACTTCCCAAGGAATTGTTTCAAACTCTCCCATATTCTCCTGTTGTTTTAGCAACCAGCCACAGAGATCATCATAGTGATAGCGTGTATTGATAATAACTATGGAGCCGTTGGGCATAATACGGGTTCTAAGACCAGCAGGATACCATTCTTTAATATATCTCCTACCTGATGCACTGATTGCGTCCTCTTCAGACATCACATCATCCAATATAGCAATATGTGCGCCTCGTCCAGCTATCTGAGAGCGTACACCAGCAGCATAGTACGTACCATTCTGGTTTGTTTTCCACTTACCAGCGGCTCTTACGTCGCTCCTTAAAGAGACTCCTTTAAATATCTTTGAAAATTCTTCTGTATTGACAATATCTCTAACAGATCGACCAAAGTCACTGGATAACTGATCACTATGGGATACAGTCAGTATCTCATGTTCAGGGTTTCTTCCAATATACCAAGCAGGAAACAGTTTAGAACAGATAACAGACTTAGAAGAGCGTGGTGGTAGAAATACCATAAGCCTTTTTATTGTACCATTCTCTAGGTCTTTAAGTTTATCTGATATAACTTCTATATGACGACCCATTCTCCAATCAGATACCAGCATTGGAGCCATCATTCGTACAAATGTAATGAAATCTGTTTTAGATTGTTGGTTTACTTTTTGATCTAACAATCCTTTTAAATTAATAAAGGGTTGTAGATACTCATTAGTACTTTCTAATATATCCATAGTACTATTATACACTATTAAGTACTAATATACAAATATAAATATAATAAAAATAATAATAATATATATTAAAGTTACTTTAAAGTTACTTTATAGCCGCTTTTAAAAATATTTTGATTATAAACCCTTGATTTTTTGAGAATATTTGTCAGTGGTATTTATATATATATAGCATGCGTGTGTGTTTTTCCCCCTACCCCCAGTGTTCCTGTTCTGTTCTGCCCCAAATGACCCCGTAGGGGTCCCATCTAATTCTGTAGAAAACCCTGAAGTTCTTACGAAGGGTTTTCAAAGAATTAGTAGGAACTTCCCAGCCAATTCTGTTGCAAATTTGTCACAGTTCCTGTGAAAATCATCCAGAGGATGTACAGAATGGCAACATTGTCTACTCTGTAGACACCAATCAAACCATGTTAAGCCCTTGAGATTGTTATACAATCTAACACATTGCCTCACATTGAGCAACTACGTTGCCGTGACGAGATGCAAAGCATCTTGACGAGGCTTGACAAAGCCAAGACGATATACTAATTAATATCTTTAGTAGAGTATCTTACGATACTAAAGAGATTAATTAGATTATAACTTCAACCAACCAACTGGAGAACTTGTTATGGATATTACCCAATTACAATTTGAAATTGACCAATTTCTAAATGGTGAGTACGACGTGTTTGTTTCCACTCATGGAAATGGCATAGACCTTCATAACCGCTTTGGTTATGTTGAGACCTTTGATGATGTAGAGGAAGCCAGCTACGAGCTTTTCAAAGGTTAATTTAAAGCCCTGTAGTAGAGTTCTTACGATACTACAGGGCGTTAATTAAATAGGAGGATTTGCTATGGAATGGACATTTAGATTCGCAACGTATGATCGACGTGAACTAAACGATTATGAATACACAATAACTGTAGAGGAACGCAACAGTTATAGTAAGGCAATCAAAAAAGCAATAAAGGAATTGCCATTGGGCGAGAAAGATAACCCATACAGTAGGGCAGGGGTAGAGTGGCATCTACAGAGCGTCTCTATAGAAGATACTGACTACGATGGAAGTTATAAAAACGACAAAGAGGATTTGCTATGGAATGTTTAGTGGAACTAAAAACAGTTTATGGACAACAATTTTGCTATCCTAAATGTGAAAAATCAGAATTGCTTGCCAAGATAAGTGGCAAGATAACGCTAACCAATGAAACATTAGCTCTAGCTAAACAGCTAGGGTACACTTTCAAACAGGAAGAAAAGGAGATATTCCCATTATGAAAAACATGGCCCCAGAAGTTTACAACTTCAGAGCAGCAGCCACGCGGTCAGCCCTGAAACTTTGGACAAAGCATGGCATAAAGCCAAATCGCTGGACTAAAATAAGAGACTTGCTAGATATAGCAACTATCTATACTGGAGTTACTTATAAGATAAGTAAGAAAGACCAGCTTAGAGCTTTGGAAGATTTAACAAAATGGATTGAGGAATGCAAAACATGATTGAAAAAATAGCAGTAACATTAGGAATATTAATTGGGATATTCCTAATATTGAGTGGAACATTGCTACCCTTTGACCTCACTTTACAAGTGTTATTGAGTTTGATGGGAATGGTAATTATAGTAGCTTGCACAGTCTACTTAGACTATGTGATATGTAACAACAAATACTTTGGAGAAAGATAGGAGAATACTCAATGAGCGATAAAACTGTAGCAAATAAGGAGATTGAGCTAATGATAGAGCGTATAGAAGGCTTTGAACAACTGAACTGGCTTATAAATAGATTTAACTATGACGTTGAACATGCACTTGACACAATGGTTAAACATAACCAAGATATGACATTCTTAATTGATTATTGCAAAGAAAAGGAACTGATATGACACGCAAACACTACGTAAAAATAGCAGAGCTATTGGCAAAAACTAATGCTTCTCAAGAGGTAATTGATGGTATGATTGATTTATGCCTTGAAGATAACCCAAGGTTTGACCTTGATAGATTTAAAAATTACATAGGAGAAATCAAGAGTTTACAAAAAGTTGGTGAAGAATTGGCGAAGCCAATAGGCCGCGATTAAAAAAAAATGGGAACAAAAATAATTATCTACCGTCTTACTCCATGAGACCAACACTGAAACCACATTTGAAAGAGACCTATGCACACACAAAACAAAACCTTAGAAGACCTTTTAATTAAACTTCAAGTTGAGTTCTTAAATGGTACATACGACTCAGTAACAGAGAACGCATTTAGAGACTTGACACTAGAGCAACTGGCAAAATTAAAAACTGCCTTTGATAAAATTAAATAGTGAATGGCTAATTGATGCCCATAGTAGAACTTTAGTGATACTATGGGTATCTATTAGGTATTAACAGCCTAACCCAAGCCAATGGGGTTTGACATTGGCAATTAACTGGAGATTAAAATGGAAAAAGTATTTGATGTTTACCAAGGTAAAAAGTGGGTAGAGCTAAAGCAAAAAGAAAAGGGTGATAGGTCACTCTTTGACAAAGCTGTTAAAGCTGGCAAAGCCATTCGTATTCGTGGACTAGCCAAGAACGGCAAAGAGTTCTTTAAAGTCATTAAGAACGCTGACGTACTGCCCGAAGGTGAGCCACTGTCGCAACGTGCAGTATAGTTGCTATATATTAATTAAATGCCCTGTAGTAGAACTATAGTGATACTACAGGGTATTAATTAAAGGAGAATTTATCATGGCAAACCATATGACTTTTACAAATACGTTTAAAGTTCAATCTATTGAGAGATTGAAAAACTCTCGCAATGGCAACCCAAAGTTTAAATTTAACTTTGATAATGGCATGGAAATGGTAACACCTACAGATGCAGGTTGGGTGTATGCTTTAGTACCTAGCCAGATAGAAGGTACAACTATTAAAATTAAATACAAAACAGCAAGAAAACACTACGAAATTTTAGGTATTGCATAGGAGATACGCAATGACACTAGAAGAAGCTAGAAAAATTGTAGGTAATCAACCAAAATGGGCTGTTAAAAATATGGTTAAAGCATTATCAA